TGAGGGCATTGACATATACAAAGCCTTCCAGGATATGTTAGAAAAATAGGCTATCTTTGTAAGATTATTAACCACTTAATTTTTTAAACTATGCAAAAGTTTTTAAGTATACCAGTTACAAACGAGCAAAAACAATTAGTCTCGTGTAACGACATTAAATTAATCGAACAATTCTCTACAACTGTAGTAAAAGTCACTTACGGAGGGGGAAAAGTAACAAGTATTACTCACGCAACAGCAGCTTCAGGAAACGAAGAAATGAGAGATGCTATTCAGGATGGTGTTGTTCAAGTATTGAAACAACAATGGACTGAAGTTATTTTAGAAATGGATTCTTTACCGCTAGCGGTAAGCGGAATCGCAATAGCTTAAGATATGGAGAAGTTTTTAAACGTACCCGTATATAAGGAAGTTGTAAACGACACGTCTGTTACTGCGGTTGGTTCTGCAGATTTAACAGTTACTGGCAATGCATTTGCTAATGTGTCTATTGGGGATATTGTTCACGTAGACGCAGCAGGTATTAATAAATATTTTTTAGTTGCTAGCAAAATAGACAATAATAATGTTACTTTAACAGCTTTAGATGGTGGAACTACACCAATAGCAGCTGATTTAGACTTTTTTATTCATTCATCAACTGTTAACAACGGTCAATTGGTTTCTGGATCAGGAGTTTTATTAGTAGAACAAGCTACTACTAGCACTGTTAAAATAACTTATGACAAAGCAAGTTCTTTAGACACAATCACTTTAACACACACTCCTGTTGCTTCAGGAAGTGAAGCAGTTAGAGATTTGATTGAAGAAGGAATAGTTAAAGGTTATACTTCTAGCTGGACGGATGTTTCTCACGATGTATCTGTTTTACCTAACAAAGTAATAGGTATTTCTATAGCCGCTTTATAATATATATATATTTAAATTACACAAGAGCTTCTATTACTAGAGGCTCTTTTTTTTTGCTTATCTTTGTATGAAAAGATTTTAGATGATAAATTCTGTTAGAAATACTGTTCTTTCTATACTGAATAAAAATAATTACGGATACATCTCACCAGCTGACTTTAACCTTTTTGCAAAACAAGCGCAGCTAGATATGTTTGAAGATTACTTTTATCAGTATAATACTCAAATAAACAAGGAGAACAATCGACTAGGTAGATTATCTGGCACAGGTTATGCAGATATTAAAAAAGGATTAGAAGAAGTATTAGATAGTTTTTCAGTTACGTCATTCTTAACTAGAGTTAATGCTAACATATATTCACTGCCTTTAGATTATTATATTATTAATAAGATATTCTATTATCCTAATCAATTAACTTCAGGAACTACTACGGGAACTACTGTAGGAAAATTAGATGATGTTGATGCTAACTTTTTAGGTGTTGTGAGTGCAGGTAACATAGTGGTTAATACCACTGACTCTACATCTGCTTTTATAACAGCAGTTGCTAATACGTCACTTACTTTAAGTAGTGACATAATAGTAAGCGGAGAAAATTATGTAATTTACAACAACAAGAACATTGCAGAAGTAGAGAGAGTTAATCAAAATAAAATATTTTATTTAACTAATTCTAATTTGACAGCTCCTACTACACAATACCCAGCTTATGTGTTAGAAGGGGATAATGTTACTGCTTACCCTAGCACTATATCTGGAGTGTCTGATTTACAAACTCAGTATGTTAGATACCCAAAAGACCCTAAGTGGACCTACCAAACTCTAACAGGAGGTCAGCCATTGTTTGATCAGTCTCAAGCAGATTTTCAAGACTTTGAACTACCTTTATCTGACGAAACAGATTTAGTTATTAGTATATTAAAGTATGCTGGATTATCAATTAGAGAGCCTGAAGTTGTTCAAGCAGCAACCACACAAGAGAATCTAGAAACCATACAAGAAAATAGTTAATGGCTTATATATCACAATATCAATATTATGAAAACAATGGGAATGTTCCTGAGAATGCTAACTGGGGTTCTTACCAATATGTTTCTTTACAGGATATCGTAAATAACTATATGTTAATGTACGTTGGTAACAACAAATTAATTAACAATATAGATAGATATCAAGTTTTGTTTCACGCTAAAAGAGCTATACAAGAACTAAACTATGATGCATTTAAAGAAATTAAAATACTTCAACTAAATGTTGGAGACAACTTAAGATACATACTTCCGTCTGATTTTGTAAACTGGGTAAGAATCTCTATATATCACAATGGAACTTTATTTCCTTTAAGTGAAAACATTCAAACTAATTATGCTTCTGCTTACTTGCAAGACAATAACAACAACTTATTATTTGATTCAAGTGGTAATGTATTAAGCCCTGAAAACTCTCAGATTACACTAGACAGAATAGCTGGACTTACTAGAAGCCAATACCTAAATGAGACTAGCCCTTATTATGGTTACTATGGGTTTTGTTTGGAAGGGTGTTGGTATTTTGACTTTTCTATTGGTGGTTCTTATGGCTTAAATACAGAAACAGCAAATGCATTACCTACCTTCAAAATAGACAAAAAAGGTGGCGTAATTAATTTTAGTTCAGGAGCTGGTAATAAATCAGTTGTATTAGAATATGTTTCTGATGGTATGGAAAATGGAGATGATTCATTAGTTACTGTAAATAAGATGTTTGAAGAGTTCTTGTATTCTTATATAACCTACTCTATATTAAACACTAAACTAAACGAACCAGAGTATATTATTAATAGATATAGAAAGAGCAAATCAGCATTGCTTAGAAATGCCAAGATAAGAATGAGTAACATTCACCCAGGAAGACTGCTTATGAACTTAAGAGGTCAGGATAAGATTATAAAGTAATATGCAATTAAATAGTTTATTCTTTAAAGGCGTAATGAATAAGTCTAGTGACGAAAGGATACTACCTCCTGGAGAATATGTAGACGCATTAAATGCTAGACTTGGATCAACAGAAGATTCTGAGATTGGAACTTTAGAGAATACCAAAGGAAACACTTTATTAACCAACATTACTAATCAAGGAGTGGCATTAACCGCTAATGCTCTTTGCATTGGTTCTTTTGCTGATGATACAGATGAAACTATTTATTGGTTTATTACGGATCCTAGTATAGTTGATTTAATTGTTTCATTTAATGTAAAAACAGCCCTTACTAGATACCATATTATATCTAATACTATCCTTAACTTTAATTCTAAAAACCTAATAACAGGAGTTGAATTAATAGATAGATTTTTAATATTTACAGATAATTTAAATCCTCCCAGAAAAATAAATGTAGACAGGTCTTATGCGTTTCCTATTAGTGGAGTAGACCAAATTACAGATGAGGAAATTAATCTAATAGTTAAACCGCCTCTTACACCACCTACTTTTAGTTTGTCTAGTGCGGATGGTGACGATAAAAGTTTTTTTACAGATAAGTTTATTTCATTTGCTTATAGGTTTAGATATGAAGACGGAGAATACTCTTCCTTATCTCCATTTAGTTTGCCAGCTTTTGAACCTATTACAACTCAACCAGTACAAATTGATTTTAATACAATTAAAAATGAATCAATGCTAAATGAGTTTAACGCTGCTACTGTTTTTTTTAATACTGGTTCTGCTTTAGTTAAAGACATAGAAGTTTGCTATAAAGAAAGCTCAAGTGTAGTTATAAAAGTAATTGACAAGTATAATAAATCTGACTTAGGCTGGGCTGATAATTCTACACAATCTATATTTTTTAGAAACAAAGAAGTATTTAAGGTGTTATCCGCTAATGAAAGCTTAAGACTGTATGATAATGTTCCATTAAAGGCAAAAGCATTAACTAATTCTGGAAATAGATTAATGTTAGGAAACTATGTAGACGGATACGATATGAAGTCTGCTGACGGAAACGATGTTCAATTAAATTATGTTACATCATTAGTTGATCCAAATGTAAATATAAATTCTGAAACAGGAGAACCAATAGATGTTCCTGTTAGTGGTCAGTTTGTTTCTTCAGATTATCAGGTATTAAACGGAAGCGCTACTCCAAGCACAGTAAGTATAGATAATTCAAAAGCTGTATTTAACTTTGTAGACAACCTTGGGAACCCTTTTAACTTTGTTCAAGGCTCATTTGTCACTTTTACAGCTATATTAAAAAGTTATGCAACTTTAAATAATATATACAATCAAAACTCTGCTGTGTTAGAATTATCTAGAACAAATGGAGTCGAGTTCTCAGTAACCTCAACTGTTCAGTTAACTAATACATATGGTGATGTAGCTTCTTTTGTTGGTAGTTTAGACTTCAAAAACTTAATAGGAACTGGATTAGCTACAGCTTCTTCACCTCCTTTTAAACCTTTTACTGACGCTATTAATGGAACCACAATAACTGATACTCTAAATAATGCAGTTATACAAACTCCAGCGACTAATAGTGTAGGAGGAGCTAATGTTACAGCAGTGAATTCAGCAGTTCCTAACGCATCTTCTTGTGCATCTACTCCTGCGCCCCCTGCTTATCCTACTGGACAAACTGGCTTTTTAGAATCTTTTGATATTGCTAATCCTACAACAATAAATATACAATCATTAATGATGGTATATGAGGTGGGGGGCGCAAAGTCCTTTGAAGGATTAGAATTTTTAAGTGCTTCTTTTAATTTTAGCACTAAGAATAGGCTAGAAAGCTTGCATAGCAATAGAGATTATGACGTAGCAATGGTGTATATGGATGAATATGCTAGGTCAAGCACTGCTTTAGTTAGTTTAAATAGCAGTATTAACGTCTCAGCCGGTAATTCAGTGTCAATAAATAAAGCTCAAGTAAATATACCAACTAGTCAAAAAGCTCCTTCTTGGGCAAAAAAATATAAGTTTGCAATTAAGCCATCTAAATTAAATTACGATACTATATTTATTATTAGAGCAGAACCAGACTTGGATGACAAAACTCAGTTTTGGTGTCTACTAGAAGGGGAAACCGCACAAAAAATTACTGAAGGAGAAACGTATACAGTAAAAAGAGACATTAATGGAGAGATGGTTAATTATGTAGAAACTACTTGTTTAGCTAAAAGTACTACTCCAAACATAGATACTGCTGCTCCAACTTACCCAGGCCCTGGGGTTTATGCTAAATTTGGACCTGGAGAAGATTACGTATTAAATAATCCAGACATTTTAAAAGAAGCAAATGTGTCTACTGTTACAGGGGGAGTTTTATTAAATGGAATAGAAGGTGAATTAAGTTTAGCGGCAACTTCTGGTTCAGACCCCTTGTTTCCTACACAAACTATAGGTGAAGGAACTTCTGTTACTTTAAAAATTACTTGTGAAAGAGAAAAGCCAACTGGCTTGAATTTTGCATCTAAATTTTCTAGAGTTTCACCAGAAACTAAAAAAGAATTGGATTTTAAATACAGTAAGTTAACGGCTACCAGAACCGCTAGCAGGTCTTACAACACTCACGCCACCCTTCAGGCTAACTTGCAAGAAATGGTACAGGAGCAATTTGTTAATAGTAATAATTTCTTTGCAGCTCAAGAAGTAGATTATGGAGGTAATGTGGGTAGAAAATATTTATTTAAGTTAGACAACTTAATAACAATTACAAACGACACAAGACACCCTTTAACAAGTGAAACTCTAACAGATGTTGACGCTTTTCATATTGTAGGATTTAATACGGCTGGAACCAACACAATAGGCGTTGTTAATAGATTTCCTGCTGAATTAGACCCTATTACTGGGAGTGGAATAACAATTTTAAAAATAAAAGTGGCTATAAGTAATCAGCCAGACGGATTGGTAGTTTTAGAAACAGACGGTGAAGACACTGCTGACGAATTTTATTATGAAGGAAACGAAGTGTTTGATATAAACGGAGATTTACACGATGGTAACTTGCAAAATCAAAATACTTGGTCTTTTTATGATAATGCTCAAAATGCCGCTTACAGGTCTTCACAAGCATTACCTGCTTCTCAGTTTTATGGTGGAAACTTAGCTCTAACTAGTACAGGAGGGACAGGTTTAACTTCTGCTCCATTTTCTGTGGGTGACATAGTAAACGTGCAACAAACTAATTTATCACCTACTAACCCACAATATAATGGTCAGCACACTGTGTTAGAAAAACCAGATGCTAATACTATAGTATTGAACGTGGCGTTTGGAACGGCTACAGCAGCTGAAGGTGGTACTGTAAATGCAGACGCTATTGTTCTTACAAACTTTTTTAATTGTTACTCTTGGGGTAACGGTATTGAGAGTTGTAAAATTCAAGATTCTTTTAAAGAAGACGGATTAAACATTGGAGAAAGAGTTTACACTTTATCAGATGCAGAGTTTTTTCAAAAAAGAAGAGGAGCTTCTATAACCTATAGTGGCATATACAATGACGAAAGTAAATTAAATAGATTAAATGAATTTAATTTAGGTATTCTCAACTTTAAAGATTTAAATGAAGACTTTGGAAATATAGAATTACTTAAGGCAAGACAGAATGATTTACTAGTATTACAAGAAGATAAGATATCTTATGTGTTGGTAAATAAAAATGTACTTACTTCAGCTGATGGTTTATCAAACATAACATCTACACCAACAATATTAGGTAATCAAGTAGCTCGTTTAGAAGAATATGGTATTAGCCAAAACCCAGAAAGTTATGCTGAGTTTGGATACGATAAATACTTTACAGATGCTAAACGTGGTGCAGTAATTAAGTTAAGTGGTAGCTCTTATTCTAATGAATCATTAGAGGTTATATCACAAGCCGGAATGAGGTCTTACTTTAGAGACTTGTTTATAGATGATTTTAACACTCAAAAAATAGGCGGTTATGACCCTTATATGAATGAGTATGTATTAAGTGGAAATAATAGGTTGCTTCCTGTTGAGCTTGAGGTATATGGGTGTGGATCAGAAATAGAATTTACTAATCAAAAAGAAAGCTTTACATACAGTGTTAATTTTG